GGGTGGGTGGCCGCACCCAGTCGTGGTCGACCTGGCCGGGATGCGGGTGGCGGCTCGGAGCCGGCCGATCCTGAAGGACCATGACGTCGCCCAGATCGTGGGACACACCGACAACATCGCGCTCTCGGAGAGCGCCATCAACGTCTCCGGGGTGATCTCGGGCACGGGGCCGGCGGCGAGCGAGATCATCTCCTCGAGCGAGAACGGCTTCCCCTGGCAGGCGTCCATCGGCGCCAAGGCTCAGAAGGTGGTCTTCATCCCGGAGGGGCGCGACGCGCGCGCCAACGGGGCGACCTTCACCGGGCCGGTCTACGTGGTCCGGAAGTCGGTGCTGGGCGAGGTGAGCTTCGTGGCATTGGGTGCGGACGAGGATGCGTCGGCGACGGTCGCCGCGCGTTCCGATGCGAGTTTGGCTCTGGATACGGAGGTCGAGGACATGGACTTCGAGCAGTGGCTGTCTGGGAAGGACTTTGAGCTGGCCAAGCTGTCGGACGCGCAGACGGCGAACCTGAAGGCGATGTGGCAGGCCGAGGGCAAGGCGGCCGTGGCTGCCGGTGCCGATCCGGCGGCCGGTGCGGCTGCGGAGCCGGCGGCTGCGGGCGCTGCCGTGGCGGTGGCCGACCCGTCCGAGGGTGGCGCCGCTGGCGCGCCGGACGGCGCCGATGCCATCGCCGGGCTCCGGGCCGAGTACTCCGGGGAGCTCAAGCGGATCGAGTCGATCCGGAAGCTCTGCGGCCAGGACCACGCGGAGGTCGCGGCCAGGGCCATCGCCGAGGGGTGGGACGTGGTCAAGACGGAGCTGGAGGTGCTCCGGGCGAGCCGGCCGAAGGCGCCGGCGGTGGTCACGGGGGCGTCGGTGCCGTCGGCCAAGGTGCTGGAGGCGGCGGTGTGCCTGTCGGCGGGGCTTGACGCCAAGAAGCTGCTCGGCGTCTTCGGGGAGCGGGCGCTGGACGCGGCGCACCCGATGCGGCACATCGGGCTGCGGGAACTGGTGGCCGAGTGCGCCCGGATGGAGGGGATGTCGGTGCCCCGGGTGTTCGGCGACGGGGCCGAGACCATTACCGCGGGGTTCTCGACGGTGAGCCTGCCGGGGATCCTCGAGTCGGTGATGAACCGGGTGATGCTGGCCAGCTACGAGGCGACTCCGATTGCCGCCCTGGAGCTGGCCCAGGTCGGTTCGGTCAGCGACTTCAAGGAGGTGACCCGGTATCGCCTCTTGGGCACCGGGGGCTTCGAGAAGGTCGCTCCGGACGGGGAGTTGAAGCACGGCCGGCTCGGTGAGCAGGGCTTCCGCAACAAGGCCGACACCTACGGCCAGATGCTGATGCTCACCAGGAAGGACGTCATCAACGACGATCTCGGGGCGTTCCTCGAGATCCCCAGCCAGATGGGCCGGAGCGGCGCGGAGCTGATCGACGAGCTCTTCTTCTCGCTCTTGCTCGCCAATCCCGGCGGCTTCTTCGGCACGCCCAACGGCAACTTCCTGGACGGCGCGGACAGCGCCTTCGGGCCGGACAGCCTGACCAAGGCGCGGACGCTCTTCCGGAAGCAGAAGGCCGGACCCGGGACGAAGGAGCGGGACAAGAAGCCCATCAACGTTCGGCCGGAGATCCTGGTGGTGCCGGTCGAACTCGAGACCGAGGCGGACGTCCTGATCGGCGCGGCGCAGCTGATGATGGACTCGATGGGGGTGAAGACCAAGATCCCGACCGACAACCCCCACCGCAACAAGTACCGGGTGGTCTCGGCGCCGCACCTCTCGGACACCTTCTTCTCCGGGGCGAGCTCCAAGGCGTGGTACCTCTTCGCCAACCCCGCGGTGCTGCCGGCCTTCGAGGTGGTCTTCCTCAACGGCCGCCGCGAGCCGGTCATCGAAAGGGTCGATGCCCCGGCCAACATGCTCGGCATGGGCTTCCGCGGATATCTGGATGTGGGGGTCCAGGAGCAGGATCCGCGCGGAGCGGTGAAGGTCAAGGGCGAGGCTTGAGCAGAAAGGAACTGAGCGATGATCACCGAGTACGTGCATGAGGGCAATGCCATCGACTACGTGCCGGTCGCGGATGTGGCGGCCGGGTCGGTGGTGGTGGTGGGCGACCTGGTGGGGGTGACGAAGCGCAACCACAAGGCCGGCGAACTCGCGGCGCTGGCGGTGGCCGGGGTCTTCGACTTCCCCAAGGCAACCGGTGCGGGCAGTGCCATTGCGGCCGGGGCCAAGCTCTACTGGGACGAGGCCGACAAGGTCGCCAAGACCGACGACGAGGCCGGGGCCAACAAGTACCTCGGGAAGTCGGTGAAGGCGGCGGCCGACGCCGACGAAGCCGTCCGGGCCAGGCTCAGCCAGTAGGAGCCGGCGATGGATCTCCTCCGGCGCGGATTGGAGTGGCTGGAACGCGAGCGCGTAAAGCATGCTTCGCGGGCCGTCCACTACGTTCGCGCCGGGGAGGCCATCGAAGTCCGGGCCACGATTGGCAAGACGGTCTTCGAAATCCTCAACGACTACGGCGTGGCCGAGCGGACAGAGACCAGGGACTACCTGGTCCTGGCCCGCGAACTGGTGCTCGCGGGGGCGGAAACGACTCCCAAGCGCGGCGACCAGGTGCGGGAGCGCCAGGGGACCACGATCTACGTCTACGAGGTCATGGCGCCAGGAAGGGAGCCAGAGTGGCGGTATTCGGATCTGTACCGGCACACCTTCCGGATTCATACCAAGCAGGTCGCGGCGGAGGAGGCGCCATGATGGTGGACATCGCCATGAAGACGGGGATGGGCGCGCTCTTGGCCATCTCCGTGCCGGTCGGCGGCGACGGCGCCATGTGGGCGCAGTGGGGCCTGGCCGGCCTGGTGGTCGGGTACGTGCTCTGGCGGGACTGGCTGCGCGAGAAGCGCATGTCTGAGGCCATCGAACGCGACCACAAGTGGGTCCGGGAGACGCTGTTGGCTGCCCTGGAGAAGACTACTGCGGCGCTCTCGACTAGCAAGAAGGACTCCACCCGTGCCGGCAATTCTTCCGCAGATCGCTGATGCCGTGGCCGCCGAGTTGAACTCGGCGACGCTCTCCATGCCGGTCACGGCGGTGCGCGCTTACCAGCCGATCTTCGAGCTGGCTGACATGAAGACGCTGCATGTGACGGTGGTGCCCAAAGGACTCGAGCAGGAACTGGGCTCGCGGGGAAGCACGCCGCGGGAGGCCAAGGTCGACGTGGCGGTGCAGAAGAAGCTCGCCACGACTGATCCTGCCGAGGTCGATCCGCTCATGCAGCTCGTGGAGGAGATCGCGGCGGTCTTCAAGCTCAAGCGTCTGGCGCACGAGCCGCTTGTGGTCTGGGTCAAGACCGAGAACGTGCCCATCTACAGTCAGGAGCACATGGCCGAGCTGCGGCAGTTCACGTCGGTGCTCACCTTCACCTTTCGGATCATGGAGTAACGCCATGTGGAACCTTGATATCGGCCGGATGCCGCCGCTCTTCCTGGAGGAGGTCGAGGGCCATGTGCCCGCCGGCGGCAGTGTCACCTTCCATGGCAGCACTGTGCCGGCCGACGAGAACTGGCTGCTCACCGCGGTGTCGGTCTACGTGCCCAACAGCGCGCCGTGCTACGCGGTGCTACAGATGGAGCCCATCGTCGGCGTCGACAAGGCCTGGGTGGACCTGGCTATGACCAAGGAGCGCTCGGGCTCGGATCTCGACCTCCTGGACTGCTACGTCACCAAGCGCGTGATCATCCCGGGCGGTGGCCGGCTCGTGGCCTTCGTAAAGAACGGTTCCGGCCAGCCAGCAGGCAGCGCCTGGCTCGAGGCTCACTACCTGCGCTATCCACGCGGCGCGATGCCGCAGGGATTCTGACCGTGGTTCGCGTGAAGGTGCGCTCCCGGATGGACCGCCGCAAGGTGGTGCGGGCCACCCGCAAGGGCTCGATTAAGAGCCTGGGCAAGGCCGGCGCCTATCTACGGGGGATCGCCCGGCGGAGCATCAAGGTCTCGGCCGAGCCATCGGCGCCCGGGCACCAGCCGCACAGCCGGAAGGGTCGGCTCAAGGATGCGATCCTGTTCGGGGTGGAGAAGGCCCGGCAGGGCGTGGTGATCGGGCCGACGGTGACCGCGGTGGGGAAGATTGGCCGGACCCACGAGTTCGGCGGCACGGAGCCGGCCAAGAAACGCAAGGCGCGGAAGACCAACTGGAAGTTCGAGGTCGGCGGCCATGGCCCGATCTCGGTTGACGGCGGCAAGCCGGTGGTGGTCCGGCTCAAGACCGCCAGGCAGGTCGCCCGGGCAAAGGAAGAGGCGGCGAAGCTGCCGCCGGCCCATCGTCCGGCGCAGAGCACCAAGCCGCGGAGGTACCCGCGGCGGCCGTTCATGGGCCCGGCCCTGCAGATCGGCCGGCCGCAGATCTCGAAGATGTGGGCTAACTCGGTCCGAGGGTAGGAGGACAACGCATGAACCGACTGGGCATGGAAGGCAAGCTCTACTACAACGCCGGCAGCTACGCGACGCCGGACTGGAAGGAGCTGAAGAACGTCAAGGACGTGACCCTGACCCTCGAGAAGGGTGAGGCCGATCTCACCACGCGCGGCAACGCCGGCTGGAAGGCGACGGTGGGGACGCTCAAAGAGGGCTCCATCGAGTTCGAGATGGTCTGGGACACCGAGGACGCCGGCTTCACCGCGCTGCAGAACGCCTGGTTCGGCGACACGCCGGTGGAGATGGCGGTCATGGATGGTCCCATAGCGACGTCGGGCAGCCAGGGCCTGCGCGCGACCATGTCGGTGATCAGCTTCAGCCGCAAGGAGCCACTCGAGGAAGCCATGTCGGTGTCGGTGACCATCAAGCCGACCTACGCCGAGCACGCTCCCGAGTGGATGAAGGTCACCTGAGAGGAGGATGGCCATGCGAACCTTCAAGGACAACGCCGGCCGGACCTGGTCCATCCAGGTGAACGTGGATGCGCTCAAGCGCGTGCGCTCGCTCCTGGCCGTGGACCTCCTCGAGGTGCTGGAGGGGAAGCTGATCGACCGGCTCTCTGGAGATCCGGTCTTCCTCTGCGACGTGCTCTACGCCGTGGTCAAGCCCGAGGCCGACGCCCAGAAGGTCTCGGACGAGGACTTCGGCCGGGCTATGGGCGGCGATGCGCTCGACGGCGCGATTGCAGCTCTCTCGGGGGAACTCGTCGATTTTTTCCCCCAGGGCCGCCGGAAGGTGCTCCGGAAGCTGATGGACAAGTTCGACACCTTCCAGGCCATGATCCTGACCAGGGCCGAGCAGCGGCTGATCAGCCCGGAGCTGGATGCCCAGTTCGAGGCGGCGCTGGCCGAACGTGGCAGCTCATCTGGCGGCTCGCCGGCATCATCGGAGTAGAGCCAGGGCCATTCACGCTGCGGGAACTCGCCTGGATGGCCGAGGGCAAGAGCCGCGAGGCCTGGAACCATACGGCATCCATCATGGCAATGATCGCAAATGTGAACCGGGACCCCAAGAAGCACGGGCCCTACGGCGCTGAGAGCTTCCACCCGTACCTGCAGCGAGCGAGGTCGGCGCCCAAGACCAAGAACCTGTCCATCCTGAAGGTGGTCTTCGTGGATGGAACATAGCTGAGGAAGGAGGCCGAACGTGAAGAGCTGGAAGACTACGGTGATGGGGATCTGCGCGATCCTGACGGCGGTGGCCGGCGCGGTGAAGCTGCTGGTCGACGGCGACCCGAACACCAACCCGGACTGGACGGCGGTGTGCGCCGCGGTGGCGGCCGGGATCGGGTTGATCGCCGCGCGTGACAATCGCGTCACGTCCGAGGACGTGGGGGTCAAGTGAGCGGCCTGGCGGTCGTGCTGGGGCGCTTCCTCGGTGCGATGCTCGCCGAGTGCGCCCCGGTGCTTGTGGAGGTGCTCGCCTATGCGATCAGGGAAGGGCTGGCCGACAGCGTCGAGGATGGTGCTCGCCGTGACGATCTGCGCGAGCGTCTGATCAAGCGGGTTCGGGAAGCCAAGAGCACGAAATGAGCGCAGTCTGCAGCCACTGCGGACGCGAGTGCCCTGATGAGGCATTCATCAGACGCCGGCTCCCATGCAGGACTGGGCGCAGAGGATGGTGTGTGGATTGCATTCGCGTGTATTACCGTGATCGCTACCAGCGGATAAGGCTGGCCCCCGAGAAAGTGGCTAGAAGGCGAGCGCTCGCGCGCGCTAAGAGACAACAGCTGAGAAACGAAGTGGTTAGCGCCTATGGCGGCAAGTGCATCTGTTGCGGCGAATCAGATCCCGTAGTGCTGGCAGTAGATCACGTCAACGGCGATGGGAACAAGCACCGAAAGGAGTTGGGCCGCAAGAACATCTACTATTTGCTCAGGCGCAATGGGTATCCGGCGGGATATCAGGTCCTGTGTTCCAACTGCAATTGGGCGAAGTGGCGCAACGGGAACCGCATGCCGGATTGGAGGATCGGGATACATGCGTAGCCTCGCAATAGTCGCATTGCTCTTCATTGCCTGTCTTGGCTGTGGGGCCAGAGTCATCGTGGTTCCCGAGGGGGAGCCGGTCAGACTCCGGGAGCCGGTCAAGGCCAAGGTCTGGGTAGCTGACAAGGACGGCCGGGAAGTGCCGGCGGTGGTGGTGCTCCCGGCCGGCTGGTGGGCTCTGGCAGACCCGGGGAAGTAACCCATGGCATCGGCAGGCGGCATCCGGGCCGGCGCGGCCTTCATCGAGCTCTACGCCAACGACCTGGGGCTTGTGAAGGGGCTGCAGGCTGCCTCACGGCGGCTGAAAGCCTTCGGCGCCGGCCTGGAAGCCACCGGCCTGCGGATGATGGCCGTGGGCGCCGGTATCGTGACGCCCTTGCTGGCCAGCGCCAAGGGCTTCTCTGATATGGGCGATAAGCTCGACAAGATGGCCAAACGCACCGGGTTCAGCGTGGAGACGCTCTCGGAGCTGGGCTACGCCGCGGACATGGCCGGCGCGGACTTGGCCGACGTAGAGGCCGCTGCCAAGCGTATGCAGCGAGTGATCGTCAACGCCGCCGATGGCTCGAAGACGGCCGCCGAGGCGTTGGCCACGCTCGGTTTCGACGCAGAGCAGCTGCAGATCTTGAAGCCCGAGGACCAGTTCCTGGCCATCGCCAAACGGCTCAACGATATCTCCGATCCCACGCTCAAGGCGGCGGCCGCCATGGAGATCTTCGGCAAGTCCGGCACCATGCTCCTGCCCATGATCGACGGCCTGGGGGAGGCCAGGGCCGAGGCCAGGCGCCTGGGCGTGGTCATGTCGACGCAGGATGCCAAGGCGGCAGCTGCGCTCAACGACGCCTTCAACCGTGTCATGGCAACACTGCGGAGCCTGGTCGTGACGGTAGGCTCGGCGCTCGCGCCCATCATGACCGAGATGGCCGACAAGGTCACCCGGCTGATCATGGCCTTCCGGGACTGGCTCGCCGAAAACCGAGGCCTCGTGGTCTCGATCCTCAAGATTGGGGCGGTGGTCCTCGGCGTGGGCGTGGGGCTGACCGCGTTGGGGCCCGTGGTCTCGGCGGTGGGCACCGCATTCGGGGTCATGGCGTCGGTGATCTCCACCGCGCTGGGCTTCATTCTGACGCCAGTAGGGATGGTCGTGACCGCCCTGGCTGGCCTGGCCGCCTATATCGTGTGGGCGACGGGCGCTGGCGGCAAGGCGCTCGAGTGGCTGGGCGCGCGGTTCGACGATCTCAAGAGCTTCGCCCTGGACTCGCTCCAGGGCATCAAAGACGCGCTGGCGGCCGGGGATATCGCCCTGGCGGCCAGGATCATGTGGCTGTCCATGAAGGTGGTTTGGCAGGCCGGCATCAACTGGCTCAAGGGTTACTGGTACGCGTTCAAGTACTGGTTCCTGCAGACTTCGAGCGACATTTTCGACGGCCTCACCATCGTGGTGGCCGAGGCCTGGTACGGACTGCGGAAGATCTGGACCGGCACCATCAACTTCCTGCTGAACCTCTGGACCCGGTTCTCCACGGCGGTGCTCAGGATCTGGAACCGGGTACAGGGATGGATGGCTAAACAGTGGGCCAAGGTGCTGGGCACCCTCGACTCCAGCATCGACGTGGAAGCCGTCAGCCGCAATATCGACCGCCGGACCGCAGAGATGAACAAGTCGGCCGAGGTGCGGAGCGAGGCAACCCGCGCAGAACGGGACAAGGAGCTGGCCGCCATCGAGGTCGAGCGCAAAGAGGTCATCAACTCCATCCTCGACGAGGCCGACGCCAAGGACAAGGCCCGGAAGGAGAGCCACGACAAGGATCTGGCCGACTCGGAGGCCGCCCTGAAAGCGGCCAAGGACGAGTGGGCGGCGGCACTGGCAGAGGCCAAGGCCAAGCGCCTGGCCGCAGAGCAGAAGAAGCCCGAGCCACCGCCTGAGGCGCCGACCATCCCGCCGCGCGAGAAGTTCCAGGACGAGATTCTGCCGGCCGTGGAACGGATCTCGAAGATCGAGGTCGTGGGCACGTTCAGCGCCGAAGCAGCTAGGGGCTTGGCCGTGGGCCCCAGCCTGGTGGAGGAACGCACTGCCAAGGCGGCCGAAGAGACCGCCAAGAACACCAAGAAGATCGTCGACCGCATGGCCGATAACGGGCAGGAGTTCGACTGATGCCCGCGGTGATCGAGGAACTCT